TTTTTGGCGATCATCTTTATCCGACTCACGTTCTTTCTTGACAGGCTTTGGTTCTTCAACAACCTCTGCACTGATATTCAAAAGTTCTTCCATGTTCTCTTCAAGGTTCATAAGAATTCAATCCCTTCATTAAATCCAAAATCATCGTCAGCAGTTAGAATTGCTGTATCGTCTGCGTCAACGTCACCATCATTATCAAGATCTGTTGTAGCAACTGGTGTGTATGTTCTTGTAATTGCTCTACGATTAACAGCAGTATCACCAATTGTTTCATGTATAATTGCTGTCTTAATAATACCAGATGTACTATAAGGACCGTAGAAGTATGACTTAGCAGTAAATCTCATCGTGTAAATTATATACCTGCGTTGCATGTAATCATCCTGCCATTCATCTTCATATGAAATGTCCTTCAGAACAAATGCAATATCTTTCTTCTCATCCATGTCGGGAATCATGTTGAGAGTGATACTGAAAGATGGTTGGAAGTATGGTAGAATCTGTTCCACAATCTGTAGAGCATCGTCCTGAGACTTTGCAATTACACCCAATTCAAAATTTATATTATAAGGAACAGGAACATATTGGGTTTTGACTTCAACACCATTATCATCAATGATCGTTTTGTATTTTTGAATTGGTGATGTCTTACGGGTAGGATCGTATTCAATTCCTGTCATCTCGAAATAGAGACGTGGCAAAGTAATTGCTACCTTCCTGCCTACATCTGGATTCTGTTCTAGGCGAGCAAGGAATTTTTGTTTCGGACCATATGCAAGAGGAACCTTTTCTGCTTCCAGAATCATCCCAGTGCCAGGATCTTTCTTTCTCAATTCAATATTGTTGAAGAGAGTTCCAAATGCAACAATATTTTTGCGTGTAATCTCGTTATAAAAATGTGACCCTAACATTAGATACTACCTGTATAATTTCCAAATTCACCGAATGGATTTCTTTCAGTCCAATCAACAATGTTGTCAGCTGTATCTTCGATCTCTCTATTCTGATCGTATTCGCTGTTGGTATTATTTAGAGTGTCAAATGTACCGACAACCCATACAGCACCACTATCATCTCCAGTGATTGTCTCACCAGTAGCAAATGTGCCATCTCTGTTGATGACTTGTAGAGTTCCAGTTGTAGGATCCCAGGACTTGACTGTAGCAGTCTTTCCTGTAATACCACCAGTTACCAATTCACCTTCGGTAAAGTCACCTGTGCCACCAGGACCAAACTGAATGGCAATAGCAGAGCTGAATAGTTTTTCAATCTCATCAATTGCTGGAACACCAGTATCAATAAGATCATTACCGACCTCATAGATTTCAGCAGTTAGAATAAGAAACTGAATTTTGCCAAACTGGTAGAATGGAGTTTCTCTTTCTACAAACTTGATCTCATATAGATCTGTGGTGAGTGGAAAGTAGAGTAGGTCCCCTTCATTGGGTCTTCCAGCAACTGTTAGTTGTGGGGTGTATTGTGCCTCTGCTTGATCCCAACGTCTAGATGACACAATGAACTTTACTTCATCAGTAATACGAATGCCAAACTTACTGATGAATTCTGATTGTGCACCAAATCCTTCTACGTTCTGCAGAAGCATTTCTACTTGAAACTGCTCCTGATATTTTGAGTAGATGATGTCATCGAGGGTATTATCTCTCAAGATAGTTCTTGGTAGATAATAGATATCTGTTCCAAACAGTTTGATCTGTTCGTCTGCAAGATCCTGTGCGAGGTTCTGTTCGCCAGGATGACCTTGATAGTAGGTAGGAAAATAAGGACTAGTAGGCATCTTATCCGATCATATCCATAGGTGGAATTGCATACTTACTGAGGACTTCTCCTTCAATTGTTGCTATTTCTCCAATAGCATCTTCATACAACTGTCTGCCATTTAGAGTAAGACCACCAGGCAGTTGAACGTTGTTGTACTTAATTAAGTTCTGTCCCCACTGCTTCTTCATGAGAGCAGTAGCATAACGCTTCACGAACATATCATTATACATTTCTGTAGCATCGTTAGGATCAATCAAACGATGAGCTTCAATAAGAAGATACTTACCTTCTTTGAGGAAGTCTTTATCAATGTCTAGATACAAACGATCACGACGCATGGTGTATCTGAACTGTTGGAATGATCCGTTATTTAGAACCATATCCAGAGTTTCTAGATACTGCTTAGTCATGTAGTAGTTGAGAATATCAAGTGATCCAAATGCATATAGGTCATTCAGGAATAGTTGATACTCAACACCAAAAAGGTTTGAACGGATTGAGTTGCTGACTAATCCAAATACTCTTGTGATGCCAACAACGTGTGATGGGATTGGAATGTAATTCGTTGCTTCTTCCCAATCCGTTGTGCCGTTGGATGTTGTGTCTTCTCCAGCAAATCTGAGAGTATCATCGGCATTCATGTTATGTCTGAGATAACATCTTTCCATACCATTATAGCAGTTCTCTTGGAAGAACTGAATGGTATCGTCAATAACGTTATTTACCTGCTCGTCGTCAATATTTACTTGGAGAACAGGCTCACCAAGCTGCCTCTTACAATATGTGATGAGATCAGACCTAGAGTTTGGAGATGCCATTACACACAAAAATCCCTTCTTACCTATTTAGGAAGAAGGGATTTAGTATTTATTTATTGAATATATTGAATGCTATTGATATTCTATCTTCCTCGGAATCGTTAGTTTCCACGTCATGCTCCAACCAAGAAGGAAAAAGCAAAATCATATTTGGTTCTGGTGTTACGTATTGGTAGGAAAACCCACCATAGTAATAAGCACTGTCTTTATAGTAGCGAATAAGATGACCACGGGGATCATAGAATCTTATATATCCAGAATTTTCTGGGACACTAATATAATAAACACCAGACAAAAATATATTCGTATCTAAATGGCAATGTCTATGATTGCTATGATTTTTTGAATTTATATTTACCCAACTAAAAATATCAAAATCTTCTATGGGGTTATCATCAACAATTGGAATATTTTTCTTTATCTCTGAAAATAAAGTTTCATCAACAAATCCATGTCCTTGATAACCACCATTATTAGATCTATCCATACATGGTGAAGTTTTGGAAAATTCTAAAACAGATTTTTTTAATTCTTCAATGTTTAAATCAAGTTGAGTTATCCAAAGCGGTGTTTCAAATAATGATAATTTTTGCATCAATCATCACTCTTCACTATCACCCTCTGCTTCTGGTTCTTGTTCTAGTAGTCCAAGAGTTTCAAGACCACCTTGTAGTTTGATCTTATACTCCTTTGCCTTTTGGAGGCTTTCTTCTAATTCTGCAATTTGCTTTACAGTTGAAGCAATTTGTTCTTCAAAGTTCTTCTTGAGTTGTGTGGGATCCATATCTATCTAATAGTAAAGTTATAGTTTATCACAAACCTAGACTTTTGTGTAGGTCTGCTGCTTGCGTGAAATCTGAGACCATCAAAGAAAACACATCTGCCTTTCTTTGGTGATACCTTATTATATATGCCATATTCTCTAATCGGTTCTCCGTACATTCTTTCACTGAAGTATGTGTCTCCATCGGAATCTGATGCATAATATAAACAAACAAGATGGGGAAATGTTAGATCAACATGCATACCATCATACTCAGTTGATCTTACTCCAGGTGTTTGTAAAAAGCATCTTCCCCTGATTATCTTATCAATGTTGATCTGTAATTTTGAACTAGCTTCATATAGAAGAGGAATAAACAATCCAGAATAATCACTGGAAGATTTCGTGTCTAACAAAAACATATGTGAGAATCCTGTGAGTTGAGTAATTCCATCTTCCACCAAGTTATCATGATATACCCAACGAAAATCTGTATCATATCGTAAGATATTTTCGATATGATTTTGATATTGTGTGCTGATGCAGTCATCTATAATCTCAAACATTAGTAATGCTCCTCATCAACTCCATCAACATTCCAAGTAATATTTCCAGAAACGGTTATCCTTTCTTTATTTGTAGATTGATAGGGATACACAGCATGTTTTGTTGTTGATGGAAACATTAGTATTACTCCATTCCACGATCTATCAACTGGTAATACTTCTGCTTCTAATTGAAATGTTCCATTGCTATTGTGGATTTCTCTTTCTTCGTTTCCAAAAGGAATATCTACAAATATAACAAAACTAGCAATTCCTGAATGATTGTGCATAGGTTGATAATCTCCAGGTTTTTGATAATTTACCCATAGATTATGCAGTTTCATAAACCTTGTTGGATCTTTTGTGCTATTGAATTCCCATGGACAAGTCATGTATATATCGTCCCACAATTTTGATGCTGAGTTTAGCAAATAATCTTCAAGACCTGGGCATTCATTCTTATGCTCATGAAGTCCAGATTGCTGAGTAAGTGCTCCAGCCAATCTCCAATTATAATTCCACACCTCTTCTTTTCTTCTTTTCTTACAGTAAGAAAATAAATTTTGATAAAGATTTTCTGGTATTTTTTCTGATACAAATTTCAAGTTACTTTGATTGCGGATCATAATTTCTAATACCACTTCCTCTTAGTCTGTGAGATAATTTTAGCATGAATAGATGGATCACAAAATGAAAAAGCAACTGTAGTTCTAAGTTGATCTGTCATATGATTTGGAGATGCCCCACGATGTTCCCAGTTTGAAGGAATAAAGCATCCTGTATTTGGGACGTATGGAACATAGTGATACAATCTATCTGGAGATTGACAGACGAACTCTCCTCCCCAAGTTTGATTCCAAGATAATTGGTTGAAGTATATAAACGTCCAGACATTATCTTCCTGATAATCTTTGTGGAAGATTGTATTCTGTCCTGCCGTTTGTCCGTTCACATGAATCTTGCATAGCTTCAGATCTCTCCTGAGATGCTTCATCATTTTTAGTTTCACAATAGAAGCACACTCTAGAAATACTAGGTCATCACGCATGGGATGTTGCCATGAGACTGGATCGTTCTTTCCATAAGATCTATTGTTGAAAGACCAAACTCCTAGATCACTGGGATCAAAATATTGATACAAAGATTTCATTGTAGATAACGGCAACACGTTATCAATAACTATTGGACTATTCATGCTCCCCACCAAATCCATCCAGTAATAATATATTTTTCATGGTCTTCTGATATCTGACCTCTATGTTTGTGGGTCAAACCAGCGGGAAAGATAACAGTATTTCCTTTCTCAGCTTTGGTTGTGTAATTCTGGTAGAAGAATTCTGTGCCACCATTTGGGACATCATTCAAATATGTAATGAAAACAAATGCTCTATCACATCCACTTAGTCCAGAAGCATCAACGTGCCAAGTATAAAAACCTTCCCCAGGTTTATAGTATTGAATTTGAGGCAATTGCTTCATTATAAATTTCTGATTCTCAATATTCATTACATTGAGATAGTTGTCAATAAAACTATCCAACTGTTTTTGATATTCGTCATAGCGATATTTTTGTGGTGGTCCTAAGCGTTCGGCATCTTTGATAAAAAAATCTGTACTTCTTTTTATATCTGGTACTATACTTCCACCACCAACTCTTCCAGCATAGGTGAGATCTTCTTTATCACCATCCCAAAATAGTTCAATTAGTTTATCGCAGATTTCAAGATCCGATAATTTATATTCTTTGATAAAGTTCATTTGTACGCAGGTCCCTGTATCCATCCAACTAAAGATCTTCTTACACCAGTTTCAACTGGTTTTACTCTATGTGGCGTATCTCCATGAAAGAAAATAATCTCTCCTTTTGAAAGCGTTATTGTATTCAGTTCATTTGTCTGTATTTCAAAATCACCACCAGTGAAATCATCGTTTAACAATAATGAAAAACTTATTTTTCTTATTCTATTGTTTGCTCTTTTTCCTGGCATCCAATTTGATTCATCAATATGCCATCCATAAAAACCTCCAATTTCATACAGAGTATGTTGAAGTGGTTCTATAAAATCTATATCCAGATTCCATTTACATTCGCTATTTGCAAATCGCGTAATATCATCAACTAATTTGTAGAGTCTGGGATCATCAATAAAACAAGCTTTAGAGTTTCTATCCGAATTGTCCCTGCTTCTATACTCACCATCTTCATCATGAAATTCTGTTTTGCAAATTTCATAATCAACGTATTCGTTTGTGATGTCAGTAATCTGATTGAAAAAATCTTTTTCTAATTTCAATCTTAGATATTGATATTTGAATGAATTCATTTCCTCAGAACCATAATGTGAATACCATTCCACCAGCTATTGGCATCTTCTGGAACGGTTGTCAATATCTTACGATCAAAAACAATATTGAGATTGTTCTCCTTAGCAAATGCCTCGGCAGATTGAACCACTCCCATAAAATTAGCATCATCAACTACTAGGATAAATTGATCTGCAAATACAGGTAGCAGGTATGTCAGATTATCAAACTGCTTTTGTGGATCATGATCGGCATCGTAGAATATGATGTTTGGATTCTTTCCAATAAAATGCTGTCCGTCTAGGTCAGTAATTGTCTTCTCATAGAAGTATTGATTCTCTTTCAAACCCCTAAAGAATTTTTCTTTTGGACTGCCAATATCTGGAATAACTACATCTTCCCTGAAAGGAGATACTATTCCCTGAGAATAATCATCAATAGCAAAACAAGTCACATCTCTATCCATGGTGGCAGCAAAGAATGTGCTACCAGCATATACTCCAAGTTCAAGATACACTGTATCTTCTTTGGAACATAGGTTGTTTAGAAAATGTCTTACTTTGTTTGAAGATAGACCAGGATACTTATATCCATCTTCAACAAAATTACTTTCATGACGAGCAGCTTTATCTATGGATTCTAAAACTAGTTTTACATCACTATCCATTTCCCTATCACTTCTCTTCATTCTTGAATGAACTACCGAGTCGCAATAGTTGCACTTCCAACAATCAAATCCACAAGTCTTGATCTTCTCTCTCCAGATATCAATTGGTTTTTCTTCTAGAGTTACGTCCTCGATGTAATCGTTGAACTGGGGATACAGAAGATCTTCATCCGCATCCCAACGCTTGACGATATCCATAGTTTCCATCAAACGCATAGCATTCTCCCTGCCATGCATTTTGAAAACATCAATACCAAGATCAAGAAACTCTTGCCAATCTTTTTTCCATGGTGGTAGAGTCGCTGCTTTCAAAGCAGTTGCTGGATCATACTCATCCCAAGAAGAACACGAAACCCTACTGATCTCACTGTTGAAATACTGGGGATTGTCTGGTCTTCTAGTCATGTTATAATGATAGTGCTCTGGCATGATAGGACATCCACCCCAGCACCATTCATTAGCAAGCAGTGAAATCTTGACTGGTTTTCCAATAGAAGCACAATATTCTTTTGCTTCCATGATCTTATTCAATTGATCTCTATCGCGCATGAGATCTCTATCAAGATTGATATAATGGAATCCTGCCTTAGCAAGATTCACAATCTCATTTGCTCTGGTAACTTCCCTAAGAATAGTATTCTTGATAAAGAGTTCTGGGAACTCTTTTTGAATCTGACCTGTCATGATCCACGATGTATGTGGTATCGTAACAATACGAATACCTGCTTCATACAAAGGTCTGAAATTTGTAATAAAAATATCCAGGTTTTCCTGGCTTGGAATTACCTGGATATTATTGAATGTGGCAGACAGTGGTATGCCAGTTTGTTCTGAGATGTAGAGAGCATTATAAGTTGTCTCTCTCATGTCTCCATCAATTGTATCCCCCATAGCATCCTGGATGAATGGGGGCATACGACATGTAAAATACAAATCGTAAATTAGATGATTATATTGCTTTAGGAAAGGAATAAATGTATTCTCTACAAACTCTTCACTGAGCTTTGTATTGATCGGGATCGAGAACTGTTTCGCCATACTCTTCTACCACTTTATTAATAAATGCCATGTCATTCACTTCTTGAATCAAAGGTTTGTGCTTCTCACACAATCTTTCCAAAGCTACTCGATCTAGATCTTTATTCTTATCTTCAAGATCAAATCTATCGTAAATTGTGTAATGGATAATAGGAAGCAACTCAAGATGCCTCATTTTTCTTATCTCCTTTCAATTGTAGCTGTCCTGTATATTTATGTTGCTCTAATTTAGGAAGATGAATTCCTTGTGCAGAAAGTTGATTCTGAATAGTTGGAGCAATAATCTTATTGAGTTTATCGATACCACCACCAATCATCGCTGAATATTGAACGGCAACTTCTAGAGCTCTTACTTGATCCTCTTCTGGCATATCCATAATGGAAGTCATATTACCAGATCCGATCCTGCCATATGAAACAATATCCATCGCTGCCTGCTTACCCATGCGAGCAATCCAATAAACCCTCTCTTCATCTTCTTGCTCTTCTGTATAATACTCTAGCGGATGATCTTCATCAACGTGAGCTTCTACGATATCTAGAAAATATTTTATTTCGTACTCTGCTTGACGAATTTTTCTTTTCCAAATAGTAATATCATAATCATTTTTTTCCATGTCGATAACGATCAGTTCTTTATCGAGTTCGTCGCAAGTCATTTCAATTGACTGCTGGAATTTCTTTCTAAGAATCTCTGCTTTCCTCAGACTATTTCTTACTTCAATATAAGCATGATATCTCGTCTCCAATTCCATTAGAGCTTGACGAACTTTTCTCCATGGAGTCAGCTGACTATCAGCGACAAAATGCTTACACTGATATTCCGTCATTCCACTATTAAAATGGAGACTTGCTTCTAAGATATCCATATCTCTATCAGTGAGATCGAACTCTTCTACGAAGTTTTTTGATAATTTGATGTCGCCAGTTTTTGATGAAACTATCGCTTTTACATCATTAATAAAATCAGAACTTAAAGACATATGCATCTACCTCATACTCAGGTTTACGGTCCCAATTATCTTCAGAAATAGTTCTGCCAAGTTCAATCGCTTGACTAGTTGGCATAATAATTCCAAGATAATCTTCATACAATATATTTAGGTCCCATACGGTTTCGCAAGATTCAAATTTCTTGAGTAGTTTTTGATATTCAACCAACATGGTTGATAATCTATCCTCATATTCTTCAGACTTCTCTAGAATTTTATTTGCTAGAAAATCTTTATCTAATTCTCTTTCAACTGCTAGATAATCTAAGAAAGGAGTTCTGTGTCCATCTCCTCCTCTGTATGTGAGCCACTCTCTTGATTCGTGCTTTTGAATTTCCCACGATGCTTGTTCTAGATCAGTGGTATCTTTGAGAACTCTGAAACGAGTATTATACTCATCTTCTATGATTTCTTTTGCAAAGATACACATGAAATCTACGATTTCTTTTCTGATAGCATCAGTAATTTCTACCTGAACTTTCAGACCAGGATTTGCTGGTGTATATGCAAAACCTTGCTGTGTTGTTGTTGCTAAAACCTTTCCATATGGCCTAACTTCAGAGAAGAAGTTGGATCCATTTACTGCCTGCTCTCTACTAATTTCTTTATATTTGTGTTGCCACTCTTTGTAAATTACTTGGAAAATTGTTTCACTCACTTCAACACATGAGAAATGCATGAGAGAAAACATTTCATTATAATGAAGGCGAGGATCGCCAGTAGCAGACATATTGACAAACTGCTCTTGTCTAATTTCCTTTTCGTTGATAATTAGGTATCTCATTATAGTGCTCTCTGTGCTGTTACGGTAGCTGCGGCAGAACAACATCCACCTGATGATTGTCCATAATGACCTTTGGGTCTGGTAGCAGCACTCATATTTGTTTCAATATCTGTGCTATAATCCCACTTTGTTGTGTGATTATTTTGCTGACCATCATATTG